GTTATTACTTGGCAAGACCTTACTACTGGCGAAAGTCGTCAGGTAGTTATTGAGCAAATCTCATTTACACGTATGACTCCACCAGACAAAAGGTTTGATGGATTCGGCGGAGTAATTGAGATAACTATTAGAACGGTATAATACTATGACACCTAATGACTGGGCTGCGTTAGCAGTAGCCATAACTTCTTTACTTGGAGCACTAGCAGTTGGAGTAAGACATTTAGTTAAACACTATCTATCTGAACTTCGCCCGAATGGTGGCTCAAGTGTAAAAGACCAGGTCAATAGGTTAGAGCAAAAAGTAGATACTTTATACACAATTTTAATACAGAAGTAGAAAGTAATGGGGATGAAAGCAGATAACTTTCCGAAGTGGTTCTATGACAATGCAACAGTCCAAGACTTTGACAATGGACTAGCAGAGTTTAAGGGTAAAAAGAATCTTAAGTTCTTGCAGATAGGTGTCTTTACTGGTAACGCATCTGCTTGGTTACTAAAGAATATTCTTACTGACCCAACATCATTGCTTGTAGATATAGACCCTTGGTGTGGCAACCTACCTCACGAGTCAGTCTATAACTGGGATGATATTCAAGAAGCCTATAAAGAACAAGTTGCGTCTTACGGCAAGAAAGTTCAGTCATTCAAAGCATTTAGTGGAGACTGGTTAAAGCAATACCGTGAAGGTGGCTTTGACTTTATCTATATTGATGGCGACCATCTACCAGAATCAGTTACTTTAGATGCAGACTTATCTTGGGACTTGCTTAAGTCTGGTGGTATTATGGCTTTTGATGATTATGAGTGGGACCATCCAGATGGTACAGATAAAAACCCTAAGCCAGCGATAGATGCGTGGCTAGCAAAACATAAAGATGATATTGAAATACTTCGTAAGGGATGGCAAGTATGGATAAAGAAGAAATAGTTAGTAATGATATTGACTGGGAATACCAGAATCAATTAAGAGAACAATGGTTGAAGGATAACCCAGATGCAAAGTATGAAGGATGGATGTCAATATGACAACTGTTGCCAAGAAAGCCACACCTGCTGCAATTGCTGTGTTGCGCCAAGCGACGGCGTTAAGACCGAAGCGCAAGAAAGCCAGCGATGGTCTGCTTCCATCTGCTGCTCATCTAAAACAGAGTCCTAACTCAGACCATAATACTGGGTATGCAGTTGATTTAACTCACGACCCAGCAAATGGTATTGACTGCTTTGAGATATACGAGAAGTTACAGTCAGACCCAAGAGTTAAATATTTAATATTCACTGGTAAAATTTGGTCAGCCAAGAATGGCGAAGCCAGATACACTGGAGTAAATCAACATAATAAACACCTACATATTTCCATCAAAGATAACTGCGGTAACGATACGTCACCTTGGTTTCCTTGGCTGGGAAAAGTAACAACACTCAACAAGGTAGTAGCCTCAGTAAAGCCACTACCACAGAAGGAGAACAAATGAAGTTCACAATTACAGAACGTCAGAAGAAGGCATTCAAGTCTTACTGCCGTGCAGTACTAGCATCAGCCGTAACTTTAGGACTAGCATTGGCTGCTGACCTAGCCCCTCAATACGCTATTGCTATCGGTGCTGTATTCGGACCATTGGCTAAATGGGCTGACAGTGCTGAAAAAGACTTCGGAAGATAGGCTTAGATATACCCCTAAAAAGGCCTTAAACGCCCTTTAAAGACACGAAGACCCCCCAACCTGGTAGAGATACTGGGAAGGGGGGTCTTTTGTCGTTTATTCTCGGCGTGTCTATGACTTCCATATGTCAGTAGTTTATGTTAGTATTTACTTACCAGCAATGGTGGGGGCGAAACCTCAATGACGGTTATACCGATAGGGTTATGTCTTCTCTACCTTCTCATAATTTTTTATGGGGGGTAGGGGGGGCTTTCCTAAATCTGATTACCCGATAGGGTATATAATTAAATATAAATAAATTTAGATAACTCTCTTGTGTTGAGTACTCTCCTGTCCTCCGCAGGAGGGTTATCTAATTCATAAGACGGGAGAAAAAATGATTAAACTTGATGGCTATGAACTACCTGCTCATATATCTTATTCAGCATTTACAACTTATCTGACCTGTGGTTATCAGTATTACTTGGGAAGATTACTTAAGTTAGAAGAAGAACCTTCTGTTTGGTCTGCTGGTGGCAGAGCATTTCATCACGCTACAGAATTATGGGATTTAGAAAATGAGTAATGCTTTATGGGATATTGCTTGGTTAAAGGAAACAAAAGATTTAGATTTAAGTAAAGCACGTATTGCAGGTCGTGCAACTAAAGCCAATCCAGATAGAGAAGATGCTGTCTGGTGGGAAGAACAGGGTTCCAAGTGGGTAGACAACTACATCTCTTGGCGCAAAAATAATAAAGACTGGAAAATCTGGACTACCCCTCAAGGTGTTCGGGCTATTGAGTTGGAGTTAAATCCCATCATTGCTGACGTGCCAGTGAAGATGTTTATTGACAGGATATTTGAAGTTAACGGACAACTTGTGATTGTCGACTTGAAAACATCCTCTCGCAAGCCAACATCTGATTTACAATTAGGCTTTTATAAAGTTGGTGTAGAGTTGATGCTTGGCGTTGAAGTCAATCTAGGTAATTATTGGATGTCTCGTGAGTCAGGGACAGGGGAAATGATTGACCTTAGTAGATATACCCTAGACACATTAGAATATTTTGTGTCAGGCTTTGATAAAGCCAGGAAGGCTGGTATATTTCTACCGAACCTACAATCGTGCAGTTACTGTGGACTCACAGAACACTGCCAATTCACGAAGGATAAATAAATGGCAAATGAAGACTGGAAGTTGCAAGTATCTTACAAAACTCCTGTTGGAGATTTAATAAATATACGTGCAAATACATCGGAAGAACTATCAGTGTTGCTTGAAGGTGTAAGTGATTACTCTACCCAAATTGCAGCAACTGGAAAGGTAATTTCAGGTGCTTACACTGCAGCCCCTTTGGGGACCACTGGTTCAACAGCAGGCACAGTGCAATCGCCTACCTCACAAACCGCCCCGCAATCGGCTCCATCCGCTACGGGAGGTCTCTCAACCCCGACGTGTATACACGGGGCACGAATCCATCGCAGTGGAGTAAGCAAAACAACGGGGAAACCTTACGCATTCTGGGCTTGTCCGACCCCACAGGGGACACCAGACCAATGCAAACCAGCAAACTAGTTCAACAAGAACTAGAATAAGAATTGGTAGAGGGGTAATAATAAGGGGAAGATATTATCCCTCTCCCAACTTAAGACAGGAAACTAATGAGAACGCTTGTTCGTAGCGTAGGCAGAAAAGATATTGGTGGAGAACCATTACCTTCTGTATTTAAAACATTTGAAAGTAATAAAATTATATTTCGTAGAGCAGAAGTCTCTATGCTTGCGGGAACTCCAGGTGTAGGTAAATCAACTTTAGCCTTAGCACTGGCATTAAATATGAAAGTTCCTAGTTTGTATATATCTGCTGATACTAATGCTCATACAATGGCTATGCGATTAGCCTCAATGATTTCAGGCAAGAATCAAACTGATGTAGAAGAACTAATGAATACTGATTATGGTTGGACTAAAGCGGTCTTAGCAAAAGGTGCTCACATTGTTTGGTCATTTGAATCTAGTCCTACATTACAAGATATAGATGAAGAGGTTCAAGCCTTTGAAGAACTATGGGGCTGTCCGCCTGTAGCAATTTTTGTAGATAATCTTATGGACATTGCAACTGACGGAGGCGAAGAGTTCGCATCTATGAGGGCGATTATGAAGGAGTTAAAATATCTTGCTCGTGCAACTAATGCTGCTATCATTATTTTACATCATACTTCTGAGGCTGTTATGGGTACTCCTTGTCAACCACGTTCCGCCCTTCAGGGAAAAGTGGCACAACTACCTGCTCTCATCTGTACTTTGGGTGTTGTTGGTACTTCTATGGCTGTTGCTCCTGTCAAGAATAGATACGGACGTGCAGACGCTAATGCTAATTTAAACTGTTGGCTATCTTTCAATCCTGAATTTATGTTTATGTCTGACATACCAGAGAATGGTGGTTAATCAATTGACTAAAGATATTGGAAATATGTCTATAACTATTGGACTTAATACCATACATTGTTTTGGTATTGGATATGAAAAATATCCCTTGATAGATATGAGGGAAAATAATATAAACATAATAGTTGCCAGGGTAAATAGATTTGACTTCTTGTTTTTCTTTATTAACTTTACCAAATACCCTAAGGTGGCTTGGCGTTGATAGTATCTTTAGACAAGGATGAGGTTAGGGTTGCTACTATCCTTGCGGTAGAAAGATGGTTAGCCAAGTTTGGTTCAACTGATAAACCTAACTATGCCAAAGGCAAGATAGATGGCAAACTAGAGCACGAATTACTATCAAATATAAGGGCAAACGTATGCGAGTGGGCAGTAGCCAAGCAGTATAACCAGTCTTGGAATGTCCCTTGGTATCCCAATAGCCTTCATCCTCAACGTAAATCATTGGCAGATGTGGGGCCAAACTATGAGGTTCGGTCAGTACGAACCCAGACTTCTATCCCTTTTTGGAAGAAGGATATTAATAACTATATATTTGGAGCAAAGGTATTAGACACTGAGTATTACTCCGAGGTTGAGGTATACGGACACATTGCGCCTACCGACTATATGACTGATGAATGGTATGATTCATACATTGAGGGCTGGCGAGTGCCAGTCGAACAGTTTAAGGAGTAAGCGTGATTAGAGAAGAAGAAGATGATATGACTCAGGAGATTCGTCGTCTTGTCTTGCTTGAAGTTAATGCAGAAATAAAAGATTTTATTACCAAGATTGAAGAAGCAAAGATTAATCCTACTGATGAGTGGGGTGATGGTCTTAACCAAGGATTAGATTGGGCTATTCGTATTCTTAAGAAAGATAAGAGTGCATACTAGTGCCGTCTCAATCCCGTAAACACAGGGGATACCGTAGCCAAAAAGTAGTGGCTGAATATCTAGCACTTAATGGATTTCCATATGCAGAATCTACTGGTGCAGGTCGGAGTGGCACAGATATAACTGGATGTATTGGTATAGATTGGGAAGTAAAGGCACGAACTGGATTTAATCCATCTAGTGCTATTAAGCAATTAAAGGAACGTGCTAAGTCTGGAGTACTTGGCTTAGTTTGTTTAAGACTTAATGGACAAGGTGAAGAAAAAATTAAAGATTGGGTTGTAGTGTTAAGACTAGAAGATGTTGTTAATCTCTTAAGAGAGGCGGGATACGGTGAGAAGAAATGACAATAACTTACCAAGCATTAGAGAAATTCTTTTGCACTACGGAGCAAGTTTACGACAAAACCACGGGCAAGTTAATCTCAAGTGTCCATTCCACTCCGATACGCACCAATCAGGAACTGCGAATCTTGACAATAACATATTCTTCTGTTTTGCCTGCGGAGTGCAAGGTAACAGTTTACAAATTATAAGCCAACAAGAAGGAGTTAACATACGTGAAGCAGAACGCATTGCAGAAGGAATTATTGGACAAGGCAACGGCACGCTACGGGGAAAACATTTATCAGGCGGAAGATTACCTAAAAAGCAGAGGTATTCCATTGGAAGTGGCACGTCTGGCGCAATTAGGCGTAGTAGAGGAGCCTGAAATTGGACACGAAGCATTCAAAGGACGATTATCCATACCGTATATTACCAAGACTGGTGTTGTCGATTTGCGTTTTCGCAGCCTTCATCCTGCTGTTGAACCTAAGTATATGGGTATGACTGGTGCTGATACCAGAATGTATAACGTATTAGATATAGATAAAGCAAATGATTACATAGGAGTGTGTGAAGGTGAACTGGATACTATTACTCTTTCTGCTTGTGTTGGTATTCCCTGCATTGGTGTTCCTGGGGCTAATAGTTGGAAGAAACATTACACTCGCTTACTTGCGGACTTTGAAAGAATATTTGTTTTCGCAGACGGAGACCAGCCAGGCACGGAATTCGCACGCTCATTGGCTAGGGAACTCCCCGTTACTATTGTGCAATTGCCAGAAGGAGAAGATGTCAATTCAGCCTACGTCAAATTTGGAACAGGATACATAAGGGAGAAGGCTGGACTTGAGTGATAGAGCCAATTGACCCAGACTATCTGAAGTGTCACGATTGTGGTCAAGTGTTTGATAATTCATTTGATTTAATAGACCATACCCTGGAAGATGATGATGATTTTGACCCTTACTTAATTCTTCCTAATGGCTACAGATTAATGCTTGGTTCTTTATTAAGGTTTCTTTACGATAATTCGGACAACACGGAGCAAATAAGACATATAGCACAATCTACATATGTTACACTTTTTGCAGCAGAAAATGGCTATGACTTAATCGATACGTTGATTGAGGATATGATAGTCAAATCTTCTCTACAAAATTTTGACGAATCGCTTCAGCAATTATTAACTGAGAGCGACAAAGAGAATGGAGAGTGAAGAAGTATGGCAGATTATAACCCACTTGGAACGGCAAGGTTTCCATATAACATCAACAAAGATACAGGACAACAAATTGATACTACAAATCACAGTGCCCCTACTCTCAACCCAAAATTTGCAATAGCGGTTAGTGAAACCTTTGATGAACTCAAACAATTACTCATTAAAAAGCACCTTGATTATGGTCCGAAGAACATCTCAGACTCACCAGGTGGACCTCTTAATGGATTACGAGTGCGTATGCACGACAAACTTGCCCGCATTAATAACCTTGTTGACAAAGGCGCAACACCACAATACGAATCACTCGAAGATTCATTTAAAGATATGGCGAACTACTCAATCATAGCCTTATTGGTTCTAAGAAATAAGTGGGATACCGAATGAAAGAACAAGAATTATTTGACTGGCTAAAGGCTGGACACTATTCCGATTTAGAGAAGTCATCTAATGAATATGATGGATTTGATTGCACAAGTAATCATTTTAAAATGTTTATTGAACTTAAGTCTAGGCTTACTCACTATGATACTTTGTTGCTAGAGAGAAAGAAGTTTGATTTTTTAGTTACGACTGCAAAGGTTTTAAATTATGAACCCTGGTATATAAACTCTACACCTATTGGAGTTTGGGCTTTCCCTCTAAACTCGGTAGTAAAAGATTTAGAATGGGTAGAGAAATGGCTACCAACTACTACTGAATTCCAAGACAAATCAAAGACAACTAAATTAGTTACATTTTTACCAATAGAATTGGGTGTAAAACTAACGTGATTGAATGGGATAGAATAAAAAATTGGGACTATATTGTGGACTCTGTTGCCTCTGAATACCATCTTAAATTTAAGATTGATATACAAGATATAAAACAAAGTTTGTATCAATGGTTCGTTGAGCACCCAAATAAGTTAGATACCTGGGAAGCAATAGGTGAAAAGGATGCAAAGAATTTAATCTATCGTTCCCTTCGCAACCAGGCACTTGATTATTGCCAAGCCTGGAAAGCAAAAACTGGGGGATATGAAACCTCTGATTTATTCTTTTACCAAGCAGATATGATTGAAGCCTTGTTGCCCTCTGTATTAAGAGGTGAGATTAATCTTGCACATAAATTAAATCTTGGTGGAACTGCTCGACCCTCTGCTCCCTCTGAAGGAGGAAATCTAATGGCGATGATGATTGAAATTGACGCAGGATTTTGGAAGTTAGGTAAAGATGATAGAAAGTTATTGTTCCTTCGCTACTCTGAGAGTATGGATTTCCAAGCAATCGCTGAAGAAATGAAGTTGCCTAGTGAAGATACTGCCCGTATGAGAAATAAAAGAGCCATCAAGAAACTGATTAACAAAATTGGTGGATTTAAACCTTATCGTGATGAAGACTTACCTGAAGTGGTAGAGAATACTGAACAGCAACCTGCTGATACTAAAGGTAGTGCTTAACAAATCTTTCATTTGTTGTCCGTCTTATAGAAACCACTGCCTTTAAACTGCACAGCAGGGGTTGACCAAATCCGATTTAGTTTTGCACCACATAAACCACAAGTATAATCGCCCTCTGGTTCTGAGATTGCTCTCTCAATAATAATTACTTCTCCATCACCAGGACATTCGTATTCATATGTTGCCATTATTTATCCTTACAATCTGCATAGTGAAATGAAACTATATCTATTACTGCTTGGTCAATTTCTAAATTAGAATTGCATACTACTTCCTTACAGTTAGGACACTTGGCTTGGTTTAATTTATCTTCACTCATTATTCGCACCCATCTATCTCTGTTGGAGCGGTGGCTACCGCCCCGCATTCATCACAAATTTGGTCTAACAAATACATTCCCACTTGTCTTGTCTCGGTATCCCACATAACCTTTATGTTCCACATCTTTGAACCACACACGCAAACAAAAACTGGTTCACCTCTTAGGTCAAACATCAATAGTAATTGTGTCTAGTATGGAACCGCCAAGCGGAACAAGGGGTTTTGTATCTATGCTGGATATATTTATATGTATGCAATAACTGAACCATAGGGTCTTTACTTGTTTCTTTAAGTCTTTGTCCAATTCCGAATGCACTTGAACCAGATTTGTTTTTTGCAAGATGGTCATACTTTGCTTCTTTGACAAATATTTTATCAAGGCAAACCCATTCCTTATCCTTCCAGCCATAGCCAACCCAAGCAATCTTCTGGGCTAACTTTTTATTAGCCTTCTTCTGCTCCATTGTAGCCTTTATCGGCTCAGGGGTGTGGGATTTAAGTGGCGAGCCTACTCTGTTAATGGAAAATATGGTAAGGGTGATAACCAACAAAACCGTGGCTACCACCCGTTTCCGTATTAACTTGCTTTTCTTTTTGCTCTTACTCTGCGTCTGTCGTGTTCTGTTAGTCCGCCCCATACGCCAAACCTTTCGTTGTTCTGTAATGAATACTCAAGGCACTCTACCCTGACAATACAGGCTTTACATATTTGTTTAACGTGGGCTGTCCTCTCCCCTTTTTCGGGAAAGAATATTTCAGGGTCTACCTCAGCACACAACGCCTTTCTAGTCCACTCAGGTGGCATTAACACCTCAGCAATTATACTCATCTAGTCCTCCAACTTCTCCAATAGGTAAGCCATTTTCTATGGTATCTAAGCACAATCAACAGGAGGAAGAATACAGTTGTGCTCATCTTAGTTCTTGTATCTGGACTACATCACCTCTGTCTACATCTTTCCATTTATAGTTTACATAATCCTGGTTCTCGAATAGCCATTCATCTTTGGCTTGCATTGTCCAACTATCCCAATCCTCTGGAATGCTAACGCCTTCTGGTAGAAATACTCTTACGCACTCCGTCCCTTTGGTTTCATAGACAACATCAAAAGCATTTCTCAGGACAATTACATTGCTATTCATTATGCACTCTCCATTTCTTTTTCTTTCTCTAAATACATATCCATATTGCAATCGTCGCATAATGGTTTCTGATTGTAATAGTTATACCATTCTGGATTAGGAACTTCCCACCCACAATATTGACAAATCTCTTTCATTACTTCACCTCCTCTACCGTGTGCCACACAAACCCATCTTGATACCTAGTAATCTGCCCTAGAATATCGAACCATTGGCTATCAACCTCTACGGTTATCTGATACTTAACCATTCTTTTTATCTCCTGTCAATTCGACTAATTTTTTTGCTGATGATATAAGTTCACTAAGATAATGTATATTATCCTGACAATCTGTTTCTATTTGAACGCCACATTTTTCGCAACAAGTAGCGTAGCAACCACTACCTTCTTCCGTCCAGTGCTTTTCGCAATCGTCCCAAATTGCACGAGCATTGCAACATTTCGTAAGTGATGTTGGCTCTGATAGTTCGCCCTGATACATTATTTTTTCTCTATTTCATATGTTAGTTCATCTAGGTAATGCTCAAAACTCATACCTTGATGAGCCTGTTCGTCCCACTCTGCTACCCAATCAGGAGTGCGGTCAGGCACCCTCCAAAAGGTTTCATACCCATTAAACTCGTCCCAATATAAGGTTAGTTCATAGTTATTACCTTCATATTCAAAATAGATATATCGTTTCCACGCAGTTTCTTCGTGGCTTGAGCCTTCTATTTTTATTTCTTGCGTTGCGTTCATTGTTTCTCCTGTCGTTATTGGTTTATTTTATTCTTATTGTGTCTGAATTAGCAAGGTTATCCCAATCAATTGAGACAACATACCAACTCTCTTCGTCGTCTTTTGCAAGTTCCCAACCTTCATATGCGTCGGTGGCTCTGTTGCGTTGCCTTAGTTTAACCGTTGCGGTTATTGTGTGTTCCCATTCTGGTGTATCTTCATCTAACATTTGCTTCCTCCTTTGTCCTTCCCTTAATAAAGGCTACCGCTTCCTCTAGTGTCCAGTTAATCTGTTGCCAGTAGTAATCATTTGTGGATATAGATTTAACCACATAATCCCATTCGGCGGGAGTTATCTCTTCTTCATCATTGTAATAATCTTGGTAAGTTTGTTTATCAAACCAACTAACTACAATCTCCTCATTAGGGTCTAATTTTTTTAACTCATCAATAACTGTTGATACTTTCATACCTCTATCTCCTCTCCCTCTACATAGCCCTCTGCTAGTAGTCCTTCGAAGAAATCCCATAGTTTGACAAGTCCTTCTCTCGCTTCTGTATTACTTAGTGGAACATAAAGTTCAGCCCACTTTAAGGTAGTGCCAAACTCTTGTATATCTTGATACTTATATCCGAGCATTTTCTCTCCTATCGGTAATTAAGAGATAGCGTTTGCTTTCTCCCTCTCTCATAATCCACACTCCAATATTGTGCCAATACATAAGCCTTCATTCCACCATATACGGGTGGCGATTAGATAGAAAGCAACAAGCACGCCAAACCAAAATAATGTCCTAATTATTGTGCGTGTTTTGTAATAGGTAGAAGATTTCATTATGCCTCCACCAGTTCATCTTGATTTGTATTTTGAAATGCTTGGTCTACTACTGCGTCCCACACCATACGTTTTGCCACAAATAAATAAAGGCTCTGTAAGGTTGTAAGTTTTGGCTCTATATTTGAGGCTAACTCTGCTACCTCGTCGTCGATTTCATTGCTAGCCCATAGGCTCAAGGCTTGAACCTCGTCGTTGATATTTTTGTAATAGGTTTCGCATTGCCCATTGGCATAATCGTGTCCATAATCTCGAATGTCATCTATGGAATAATCCTCGTTGGCATTAACATAACCTTGGACATACATTGCGGTGTCTTTAATTTCATCTAACCACACGCTACCCCCTGCAATATCTGGCAACAGGTTAAAGATTTCGTAAGTTTCGCCGTTTCTAATTTTTTCAAGCGTAGCCAATAACTCCACGCCTTTTGCTTTATTTTCCATTTTTCTAGTCTCCCGTCTAGTCTTGCAAGGTTAGGCATTCGCCTTACCTAGTGCCCTATGGTGTCTTGCTCACCTCGCCCCCGTCAAGGGTTAGGGCTTTATTTCTTATAACAATTTCGTTATCTATTCTGCCACTTTCTCCAAATCTTAAGCCCCGTAATTACAAGCAGGCCAAGAATTAAAGTGCGCCAAGGGGCATAATAATCTCCAAGATAACTTTCAATCGATAAACCATAATCGTTTAAACTTAGGTTTAAAAGGTTAGACCAATCTATCATTTTTTCACCTCCTCAATCCATTGGAAAGTGTAGGTGCGGGTGCTTTTCCATAATTGTGCCTCTGCTTCCGCCTCTGCCTTGGTAGAAAAATTAGGGGAAGAAAATCGGGCATAATTTTTTGCTCTTCTTGGATTTTCGAATGAGCCGTGCACTACATATTCCACTCTTAGCCCTCGCATTCGCATAAGTGCCCGCAGGTATAGCAGACATAAGCACCCGTCAAATGGGTATTGTAGCCAAATCTGCCTAGGCTATCCTTTAGTTTGCCGTTTATGTCATAGTAAAGCAATTCCCCATTATTACCCCATAGACTTGCGCCCATTGGCAAGGGTGTATCTTTAAAGAATTTGCCTATACTAACCTCTTTAGTTTTCATTCTTTCTCCTGTCTTTCTTTTAAGGTGTAGCAGGTATCTCCCGCCTTACCTTGCGCCCCGCTTAGGTCTTGAGCCTATGCCCTCTGGTTAAGGGTGCGGGGCTATTTTCTAGCCGTTTATCCTGTTTTCAATCCATATTGCTAGCGATAACATTACAAGGCAGGGAATACCAAATACAATCAAGCCCACGCCTAGCGTGTAGGCTATATCTTGAAAATTAGCCATCATTCCACCTCCTTTTCTAATTGTTTTAGTATCCAATAACGGTGCCTTTCCGATAAATTTAGATTGGCAAGCATATATTGATAGTGCTCTCTCTGCTCTTGTGTCATTCTTGTGCCCCTTTCAATTCGGTGCAATCTTCGCACATTTTGTAATCTTGCACAATCTCTGCCAAGCGGATTTTGCCCTCGCTTATCTCTCCGCTTGTCTCCAATTCTTCCAATTCTTGAAGGTGGGTCTCACATATCCAAGGGCGATAGTAAACCCCTGCGAATGGTAGGGTATCCATTAGTTCCCCTTCCAATCGTCGGCGATAGTGTTTCCCTCTATATCTGTGAAAGAATAGGTGGTTTCTTCATCTAGGCTACGAATTTTTTCTATGTAATTTTGATGATAATTCGCCCACCTTAGAAAACTTTCCAAGGAGGAGAATTTCAAAATATCTTTAAATGCGGGAGATGTTTCCCCTTCGGCATTCTTTTCCACATAGAATTTCAACATTATTTTACCCCGCAAGCGTCTAAGAATAGCGAGCGGTTAAAGCGTGGGTTAGTATCTTGTAGTTTGATTGAGAGGCTACGGGCTAACCCGACAATCGCCTCTTGTGCCTCAGGGGTAAAGCCGTCCCAATTTTCCATTGAGCCTTTTACTACCCCTGCTATTAGTTGATAATCTTTCTTGGTCATTCTCCTGTCCATTCTTGCAAATCCTTGGCAAGTATCTCCTGCCTAGGTAATTGCGTGCCCCCTGTCGGTCTTGAGCCGTCGCCGTCTTTAGCGGGCGGGGGGCGATGGTGCTACTTTCTAGACTTTTTTACCTCTAATGAAAGGGGAACTAATTCAATCTCTAGAGCGGGAAAAGTAGAAGAGATTAAAAGGTCTTTAAGATAAACCTCTAATTTCTCCTTGGTGTAATAAGTAGAGCCAATCTCCACTACTTGGAACTTAACTGTGTATCTGGTCATTTTTTGCTCCTGTCTGCCCTTGCCTTGGTGGCTTGGGCTAGTAAGAAAAGAATAAGAGCGAGGGCTAGGCGGTGTCAATAGGCAAAAGGGTGTTTTAAGACATTGTTATCAAATCGTTATAATCGAACATCTGTTTGAATTGGTGCCCTCTGGATTATTGATTAGGTCTTTTTGAATTCAATTTATAAGGGGGGGATAAGTGCGAGGGGGGGATAGTCGCACGCCATAAGTATTTATTATTCCCCTAAAAAAAGAGTTTAAAACCTAGCCAAGTGCTAGCAGTCAGGTCATTAGTAGGGGTCAGGTGTATGTCTAACCGTCAGGTAGAGGTTGAGAGTTTTGACCCAGGGTTATTTAATCAGCGTGCAATACTATACTGTACTCTTCCTCCAAAATTTTCTGTTATATCCCCCCTATAATATAGGCACAAAGTGCCATAAATAGGACATTTTTAAAAATATATCCGAACCTAGTGTTCGGTTTTACTACTTCCAACAGGTTATCTATATATGTAGTTAAAACTACAGAGTTCAAACGAACTCGTCGTTTTGGCTCCTCGTTCGTTGAATATAATATATAAATATTTAACCTACGAAGTAGGAGACGACCACAGTTATGCCGTTTAACGGGTAGCGTTATATGACCGATTTAAGGGGCAGTTAATGGGACGAAAACCAGGGATACAAAATATACCAAAGGGCGAGGCCCAAGAAAAAGTTTTAATACAATTACAGCAAGGTTCCACCATTACCGCTGCTATGGCCTCCGTAGGGCGCAATGATGTTACCTTCCGCCAATGGTCGATGCAGGACCCCACCTTCAAGGAGAGAGCCGACAAGGCCCGCCTTATGGGTAAGGGAGTCATCGCTGACCTAGGCGACTTAAAGACCATAACCTTTCCTGACTTTTCAGAGCAGTTCCTAGATACAAAGTTATTTGAACATCACCTTGATTGGATTGACCTGATTGAGGGTAGGACCCCAAGGTGGCTACACCCATCTATGACCTATGAGCCAGGTGCTGACAACCGTGTGTTGATTAACGTACCACCTGAGCACGCTAAGTCTACGACGATAACCATAAACTACGTTTTATATAAAATCGTTACCAACCCTAACTCAAGAGTAATTATCGTCTCTAAGACTCAGGGTATGGCTAGAAAGTTTTTAGGTGCGATTAAGACTCGTCTTAGCCACCCCGCCTTTATTAAACTCCAGACCGCCTTCGGTCCAAATGGAGGATATAAGGCTGATGCTACTCAATGGTCAGCAGATATGATTTACCTAGGCACTGGAAGAGATTCTGGTGAGAAGGACCCTACGGTACAAGCATTAGGATTTGGGTCTCAGATTTACGGTGCTCGTGCTGACCTGATTATCCTAGATGACGTTGTGATGAACTCAAATGCCCACGAATGGGAAAAGCAAATTGAATGGCTTCAAAAAGAAGTTATCACACGTTTGGG